TAGAACCAACGCTGTAACGAACGAGCTTCATCATTTCGTTCTCGCCATCTTCATTGGTAGAACGTAGTACGTTTAGAGTCATTTCAAAGGTGGAAGGATCGCCTTCAGCCTCTAGGGTAATAGTTACGTTACTTTGTACCTTAGCTTTATTAATAATGAACTGGAATGGCTCATCCTTACCAGTCTTTTCAGAACGCATATAGGTGTCGCCAATTACACGATAGGTGCCGGGGAAGGTATCAGGAGAAATAGTAACTTCAACAGCGGTTTCAAGCTCATCTTGAGCACCAGTTAGAATTTCATCCCAGAAAATACGGATATGATCGCCTTCAACAGTAGCAACAGTCTTATTTGCTACACTGTTGCCGGAACCAGTAGTACCAATCATAGCAGTATTAGCAAAATTAATCGCTTTAGAGCCATCAATTGTCTTCGCAGTGCCACCAGCAGTATCTACAGTAATTTGAGTACGAGTACCAGTAGTAAGATTAATTAGACGAATTGGGTGGCCATAAGTAGCAGATACAGCAGGAGCTTCAGTGCCATCAAACTTTTTACCAGTTAAGTGATCCTTCGGCACAGGTACTATACCATTAGCTTCGCAAACAACTTCTTCAGTATGACGAACAACCAAAGTATCGTCAGCAGTAGCCTTCTTAATCGCACCGCCTAGCATGAAACGGAGAGATTCAAGAGACATAAGAGCGTCAGTTAGAGTAACATTAATTTCCTTACCATAGTCCCACTGAACTAGACGAGGATTGCCCCAACCACCAGTCGCGGCAACGTTTTCAGCAGTGGTTTCAATAGTAGATACCTTTAGAGTATCAAGGAATAGCACGATATCGCCAGCATAAACGCCCGCGGCAGGATCGCTGTCAAGAGCTTCAAAATACACATTTGCGACCTCTTTAATGCCATATTTATCAAAAATATTAACATCATTAGCCATTTGTTTTTCCTCCTAATTAGTTGGAATTTGCGATAGAACGCATCCAATATTTTAATTGATTTTGTTTGAGTTTCGCGCCAGCCAGCGCCGCGCGATTGTTTATATTAAACTCATCACGCCAACCCATTCTTTTCAATTGATCGTGAAAAGCATAATAAGTAATATTCCATATATTATCCATATTTAAGCCACAATTATTAATAGTAACACTACCAATTAAATCAGAAAATTCAAGATTGTCTTTTTTCTTACGACGCTCTTTTTCTTTCGCGCGACGAACTTTTGCACGATTTTCGCGCATCTTCAATTTTGTTCGCTTTACAATGGGGTCATCATCTTCATAAATAATGATTTCATCCCCATCCTCGTCAAGAAAGTGCATCTTACGAATAATTTGCTTAAAATCTTGAAATTTATCCTCGGTTAATAAGTGCTTCTCTGTCAGCGGCCCAATAATAATTTGCGCAGGCTCCAAAGAAAAACTTACTTGTTCACGAGTAAAAAAGAAAAAAGCTTTTTTTATTAATTGATTAACTTCCATATCAGCAGAAGCCAAAACTAATAAATACTGAAAATCTGATAAATTATCTAATAGCTTTTTTAAACCATCATCTTTTATTAATACGGGTTTTTCTGTTAATAAAATACTTAAATATGATTGAAAATTATCATAGCCCTCATCTACAATTTGCCCCAACGTAGGCGGATATATAGCACATATGTCTTCTAATAAAATTGGTGAACCTTTTTGAAATTTTAGAATATAACTATCAGTTAAATTCATTAATTTTATACCTCATAGAATAACCACCAATCCAAGGTGACAATGTTAAAGCATCCGCGCGCCAAAATTGTAAATTACCAATACCTGATAATTTTTGTTCATTAAACAATTCGTCCACTTTCTGCATAATTAAATATGGTCGTAATGACTGGTCATTTAATAACCATTCATCATAGGGGCAAGCAATATCAAAACGAATTGTCGCAACCTTAAATTCTGGATTAATTTGATTAACAACATAATTATCAAATATCGCGGTAATATATGACATTTTTTCAGTAGAATCGTCATATATTTTTGGAATAATTAATATTTGTTTATTAATTAAATCAACACCATCAACATTAGGTTGCTCTTTACCAGTAATTGGGTCTTGTTCTAAAAGAGGGCTTTTAGTTTGATATTTTAATAAACGACAAATAGTTTGATCGGACATCAATTTATTTGCGATAAGAAAAGTATTTTTTCCCATTACGGCAAAACGGCGTTGAGTTTCTTTTACCATATTAATCACCTACCTTACCATAATGGAATAATTGAAATAGTTTTTGTTAAATTCACTACTTCATTATTTATATTTAAAGTAATTAATAAATTACATTTATCTATTTTATTCTTATTATTTGCCTGTACAGTACAGGCCTTTGTATCTTTATTATATCTTACAGTAGCCAAATCAATTTTATCAATAGAAACTTCACTGACCTCTACAATTGTTCCAGCTTGAGAATAAACTATATAATCAGCTTTTCTGTCTAATCTAATTTTATCCGGCCCTTCAATATAATAAGCATTTTCAGTCACAGATTCATCAATAATTACTTTTAAAATAAGTTGGTCTGGCTCAATATCAGTATTTTCATTAATATGAATATAAATTTCTGCTTCGCCCGCGCCAACCGCAATAGGCTTATTTTCAATAATTTTGACTACTTTAGAATTGCTTGATTCATAAATTATATCTTTTGGAATGTATGGAATACCATTTTTATTAATCGAATACACTAACTCCACTTCTTCACCGACAGTAAAATGTTGTATTACTGGAGGAGCGACAATTTCATACTTCGCGCGCGTATCAATATCTGCGATATTATTATCAACATCATCATATATACTATTAATTTTATTCTCCGTAAGAGAAAGATATACAATTCCCGGAACACTTGTGTGGTCATATTCCACTACTGTCCAAGATTCTTCTTCTACAATAAAATTTGTTGCTCGGTCTATTACGCGCCGCGGCATCAAAATTTCCGCATACTTATTTGGTTGCGGCGTAATTAATGAGTGCCAAGTACGAAAATTACCTTTAATTTTAGAATCAAGTGAGCTTACTAAATAACACCAAGATTGTTGTAAATGTCCTAATTTATCAATCCATTTTATTAAATAATTACAACGAATAATAGAAAAAGTACGATAAGTACCATTTACTTTCTTTTCTTCTAAAAAAAGTATCCATTTTTCTTCTGTGCCATCTTCAAGCGGCCAAGTCATTATATCTCCCACTAATAAAGGAATATCATTAGATACATTTAAAAACATAATTTTTTGGTATTCTTTATCTTTATTAGTAAGAATAATGCCATCAAAATATAAGCCACGTTCAACTGATAAATCTTGTACTGTATGTGGGGATTCAGCTTTCCATTTTTCAAAAGACCTAATGCCGCCACTTCTAATTCGCTCCGCAGTTGTTTCACCCATATGGTTTATGCGCGAAAAATATACATCTAAGTAACTCATATTGGTTTATCCAAATTGCCTACCAAATTAATACATTCAAAAATTGTATTACGAAAGTAAGCATAAGATAAATGCTTTAAAGAATGTAATTTACCCATTAAAGCCCACCAATTAATAGAATCCGCGCCTAATCCTTCTAATTCAATGATAATTGAATCCAAGAATTTTTCCCATTCACCATTTTTTTCTTTTTCGCAAAGCACCCCATAAATACGGCCTTTTAATTTATTTTTATAGCCGTCGAATGTAGCATCATACGACATTCTTTTTACCTGCTAATTTTTTGAAAAGTTCTGCGGGACGTTTATTTCGTGAACGGTCATAAATTCCTTCAAATTTATGCACTTCATCACTCACCGCACTTTCCAATTTATTTAATTTATCAAGGTGATTAGCTTGCGAAAAATCTTTGTCTGCATACAACTGGCGGATATTTTCCCAACTTGCGATACAACGTTTTATCCATTCGTGTTTCATATATAGCGCAAGTAATTGTATTTCGTCATTTGTTAAATCATTAACAAATTGATAAATAGGTAAACTATGTTCTTGTTCTTTTTCTACTTCTTCAACGTCCAAAGCAATACGAGGATATTTAAAACGAAAAATTCCTATACGAAGAAGTTCTTGCCAATCTCGCTCTACAATTGCCAGTTCTTCTTCTAATGTCCATTCATCGGCAGTAATGCGAGCTAAAAAAGCATCATAAACCTTTAAAAAAGGTGTAGCCATTATTCACTCAATTGGTGCTGAATATTAATTGCTGATATAATATCAACACCACAATATTTCTTAATAAGAGCGATAAAAGCATTGTTAGTAACCTTTAAATCTGTTGCTAACTTAATTACAGATTCTTTTTCCGCTTCAGTAGCTTTCGGTAGAAAACGGGTAAAAGCGGCAATATCTTCATCTTCTAACATTTTCTTAATATTGCTAGCTTCATAAATTGGAGAAGCAGTCACTGGCGCTTCGTCTTCCTCAACGCCATCAAACTTAATATAATGGCCTTGAATTAAAGCATCAACACCGGGATCAAATACTAAACTATTATATTCATCCTGTGTAACTGGTACAACACGATTTGGCAATAGTTCACGACGAAAGCCAATGTCGGGAACAGCAACGATAACAGTACCAGAACTAATATTTTTCATTGTAATTTTACTCATAATTTTATACTCCTTTTACTCCAAAAAAATTTGGGGCGGGCGTTAAACCCGCCCCATATATATATTAATATTTATCAGGTGTCAGAATTGGTCTTGCCAGGCTCAAGAGCGTTATTATAAGCAGCCCAGCCGCCACCAGCAATACCAGCATTATAGTAAATACCCCAATAATTAGGAGTAGATACAACAGCAACGCCGACCTTTACATAAGCCTGTAACTGGACCCCATTGTCGCCTTCGTGCTCCCATTCACGGAAGTAAGGAGAGCCTTCGAAAGCCAACTTCACGAGCTTCTCACGACCAGAAGGAATTACATAAGCAAAGCAAGGATTCATAGCGAGCTTGGTATTAGTATCATCAGTGAAAGACTGAGGAAGAACTACAACAGGAGTTCCATAGAACTTACCAATGTAGCCTTGCTCACGAATCTCATTCATATCCTGATCGGAAAGTAGCTTGGTGACATTGTTCTGCGCGGTATCAATAATAACATGATGCATCTCAGCAGCAAACTGAGCAGAGCAATAAATAACAGGAGCGCCATAAGCAGCTACGGTACTGCAAAGCTTACGCATTGCGGCAGCGTCAAAAGCACTAGCGGAAACCTTATTTGCCGCAGGGCGGCCAGCAAGATTCCAAGTAGCTAATAGAGCTTCCTGAACCATTTCATAAATACGGTCTACCATACCTTCATTAATAACTTCATAAAGGTCTACCATACTTTCAATACCGTCAAGGTAGCGCTCGAAGTCCATAATTCCAGAGCCACCAATAGCCTCTGGATAGACATCGAAACGATCACGATCAAGACGGAAAGCTTCGTAGTTACCAGAAGCGGTAGCGCGAGTTACAAACTGCTTACCACGTTGTTTACCGCGAGTTACACGGAACTCAAGACGGGTGCCTTGGGGAACACGAATAACTTCTGTAAACATATCAAGAGCGGCCATTACGGTACGAGGTAGAACTTCCTCAAGATTTTGGGATAGAAGTTCAAATAGGTCATACTTATTGCGCTCAAACTTATAACGATTAATATTGCCCTTGTCATCGCAAATTAGCTTTGCGATTTCATCGCGTAGAGCTTGTTCATAATCATAATTCTCGGCAGCGAACTCAGCAGGAACCTTGCGGCCGAAAACACCATTCATTAGCATCTGTAGAGTATTCATTACGTTCGCACCTCCTATTATAGATTAATGATCTCATACTTGACGCCCTTTTCACCATTAGGCACAGTATAATACTTGGTAACTTTACCAACAGGGCCAGCATAGTTCTGAGGAAGGGTCTTGGTTAGCTTAGGCACAGCAGAACCAGCTACAGCAATAACATAGACTGGAGTAGTGGCATAAGCAGCAAGAGTAGCCTCTAGTGCCTCAGCAGTAGTGAAACCGGTTTCAGAATTGTCATACTGTAGGCAATTTGTGGTAACAGTATCACCTAGACCAAGGATACCAACACGAGGATAAGCGCCTACACGATGCGCGAAATTCTTTAGACCAACATTGTAATCTTCATATTCCTTTTCAGCGGTATAAACAATGCCAAAAGGCTTGTCAGTTACGGCAACGCAGGGCTTAAGAGTGCCTGCGGCCTTATCAGCAATAACCCACATACCATTCTCGCAAGGAGCGGTCTCGGGGAACGCAGTCGCATCTAGGGGAGTTTGGGATACGACCATACCAGTCTTTGGGAAAGCAACCTGATTTAGTTCGAGACTGGCATACTTTTCATGAGGAAAACGAGTTGCAGCCATATTATTTAGCCTCCTTATTTCTTACGATAATGCTTCATTAATAGTGCAAATTGTGATTCCGGTTGTTCTGGAATTAGCACTTTTTCGTTATCGACATTATTAATTTTGGAATTAGCAAAACAAATTGCTAATTTTGACTCTAATTCGTCATAGGTAAAGTCATTCATCTTCTCGCGAATATCATTAATTTCTTCCGCTTTTAAAACTTTCTCATATTTTTTAATTAGAGTATTTTTCTTTTCAACTTCAACTGCGCTCATTTGATTTTCATAAGCAGCAATTTTAGTTTCTAGTTCAGACTTTTCAGTCTTGAGTGCGGTATTTTCAGTTTGAAGGGCAGAAAATTCATTTACTTTCTTATCATAATCTTCCTTTAACTGATTGTACTCATCTTGTAATTTGTTATATTCCTCGGCAGAAAATGTAGTTTCAACTACTGCTTCTACCTCGGCTTCAATTTCTGGAGCAGCTTCAAACTGAACTTGCTCAGTATCATCAGATACCGGCTCTTCAACAGTTGGCTGCTCTTCAACAACAGGTTCTACAGTTTCAGTATGCTCAGAAAAAGTGGCGTTATCCTGAACTTCTTCAACTACTTGCTCCTGCTCTTGAATATTTTCAACAGAATTCATAGCAGTTTCTCCTCCTTTATTTATTTTCTTCATTTCTTCTACTTGAGTTTTTAATTCAAATAAAAAAGAAGAAAGAACCTCAAATTGAGAATTATTTGAATCTGCTCCATTTAATGAATAAAATGAAGAGACAGAAAAACAGGGTTCATTTTCACCAATAATACAAAAACCTTGCATTTTTGCGGCAGTATAGACAAAATATTCATTCCCATCAATTACTGCCCAATTACCAGAAATAGTTTCTGGATTTAATTCCATAGATTGATTTTGATTTAAAATATTATTGGCTTCTTTATAATAGTCAACAAATAGAATCACAGAAAATACAGCATATTCCCGCGTAATTCCATCTGTATCAGTAAATGGCTCCCATCCTAAAAATTCTTCAACATACCCATATGCTTTGGCCAATTCAGGGCCTGTATGACTAGCCCACTTTTGTGACGCAGGATCAAAAAAACCAACAACAGGTGTAATACCATTTGTAGCACTTTCAATTAATTGGTTAGCTACTGCATCAGTAATATATGAGCCATTACGATTACCGTATTTTGTAAAAACACGAACTTTTAACCGACTTAGATTGGAGTTAGTTTCAGAAATTAAAGGAGTTGGAGAACCAATTACTACACTATCAAAATAAAGCGGTATATGTTTATCCATAATTATTCTCCTTAATCCATCGCGGCAATATTTGCTTGCGTTTTTTCTGACTTCTGCTCGTCAGGAAGTTCTGGGCGACCTCCCTTATTATTTAGGTCGTTAGTCTGAACAGATACACTTGTTTTTTTCGCCGAAGAATTATTTTTTTCTTCGTTGCTAATGGTACTTCCGGAAGTGGTGTAAGAAGATTGAAGAGGAATCATTTTTTCAGACATTTTTAGGAAATCATTTTCAAATTCCATTAAACTAATTTGATCGCGTTGTTTAATTCCCATAGCTACGCCCGCGAACATTTTAGAATATCCATATTGTGCCCCGCGGAAATAACTCTGCTGTAAATCGCTTCTATTAAATACTGTTAGAGGTAAAATCTCAAAATCAAAACTAACCCCATTGCGAGCAAATCTATCATTTAAATGAAATTTAATCCAAGATTCATATACATTAAGATAAGTAATCATTAGTGCTTCATCTTTTTTAATGGCGTATGCCAATGAAGAACTACCATCGGCATTAAACAAAAGAGAACTGCGTCCTAATGCATTCCAAGTATTTTTATTATATTTATCAATTCTATCTGCGGATTGCGATGCAGCAGAGGTTTCTTGTAAGCTTTCTAATGAAGTATCTCCAAAAGTAGTAAGAACATCTACGGTATCTATATCTTTAAGCATCGCGGCGACAGAACTATGTATGTCCGCAACTTCATCTAATTGGAACACCAATTCGCCTTTATTGTCTATTGGCATTCTTTGAATTAATAATTTAAATAATTCATTTTCATCACGTTTTTCTTCACGCTTAATAGCATCGTCTAATTTTTTTAAATTGGGGATACTTGCTAATAGTAATGGAGTTGGGTCATCAGTAAATTCAAAACACATGCCACCGCTAGCCGTTGGTATTATTACCCACGGATCAGATAGCTGATTATTTTCATATAACCGCCACGTAATTTGGACTTCTTCAGGAAAAGTCAATAAAGCTTCTTCACGAAATTTTTTATCAAAAATTGTAGAAAAATAAGTTACATTAAATTCCAAGATATTAAAATTATGAAAATCTTTAAAACGAGTACGACAATATTCTAATGGTAAGTCTTGAATAATGACGTTTTCACCATCTGTGCGCAAAATACCATTATATACTCCCGTCTTTATCCATTCTTTTGAAATATGATTAAAAGTGTTTGGTACGTCTAAATTTTCTACAAAAGTACATGCGCTATCAAAAGATTTAATAATTTGAACTTTTGAGCCTTTTTCATTTTCAGATACTGGAATCACTACCGTATCATATAAAGGTAAAGCCGCGAGAAAATCAACGTTATTTCTATATAAACTATTAGTGCGATAAAAATATCTTGATAATGCCCGCGCGAGTTCAATATCTCCAGAACGAATAATATTTAAAATTTCATCTAAAGTAAAATCGTCTGCTACTGCATGGTCAGAACGAGTTCCCCAACGATAGTAGGCTCCCGCACTTAATGGAGTTAATGGACGCTTAGAAGAACGAGTAACTTTTAATTTAAAATTTTCAAAATTACGTGTGGTCTTTTTTTCCTCCATTTACTTTTCACCTCCTTGTTTTTGGGCTAAAGAATATATATTGACCTATATTTTTTTTATTCAATTTACGAGCAGCTTTATCTTCATAATATTTAACTCTATATAAGCCATATTCTAATGAAGAAAAGCGGTCTTTTTCAATAGAACGAGAAATTCGTTCTACTTTAAATTGATTTTGTATTCCCGTAGGCTTTAATTTTAAATTATTTAATTCATCCATAAGGCGTGAAGTCATTTCATAAGGCATAAGATAAACTCGTCTATCATAAAGGCTCATTTTTTTACCTTTATTTGTAGCAAGTAATTTATCTTTTACAATTCTTTCGGGTGCTAAAAATGATACAGTACCATTATTAATTTGTGCGAAAAAATTAGAGTGTATCTCATCATCATTAGAAGCACCAGCTTTAATATCGTAAATAATGGCATTTAATTCCGGCCAAGGTTCCTCGCCTTCACTTTTCTTATCTGGTGGCAAATGGTGGTCATTATTAAAAGCATAGTATGCGGGAAATTGCTCACCAGTTTTTGCGTCAAATGAAGGGAGCACCATTGCGTCTAATAAGCCAATACCAGGGCCGTTACCATCAATTACTATTTCGCGCGGCTGATATAGTTGAATTAATTTCTTTAGCCGCGGAGCTTGTTCAGTAATATAATTAGCACCGTGAATAACTTCTACATAAACAATTTTTTTCTTAAAACCATTATTGTTATTAGGTAATACTTTAATCACCGTAATCGCTGTGTTTGCTGAATATCGGCCAATATCACAGCTTACTATATAGAAGGTGTTTGGATTACTTGGATTTTCCTGCGCTTTTCTCTCGCATTTTAATAAAGTTCTTCTTTTGCTTAAACGCTTGGAATCCAGCCAAGCGCCTTCGGCATTACCAGTCCATACAGAAAGTGATTCGCGCGAAAAAGATTCTTCACTCATAGTAGAGGATTCGCGCTGGTCCATTAACATTTGTTTATTAATAACACCATACTTTAACGCCACTTCATAACTAACGCCCCACACAAAATAACTTTCAGGGTGAAGCACAGCATTAACAGCGCACTCTATTAATTTACCGTACATAAAAACTGTCTTTTCGCGCGCGGTTGTAATGAAAGTTTGAGTAGAGACTGGCTCTTCTGGATTTAAAGAACCGTCTACTTCACGACGTGGCACGTTCAATTGCGGCAGTAAAACTTCGTTATAGTCTTCTTCAGAAATGGTTGCCGCTTCTTCAAGAATACCAGATGTAGCACGAAGGCCACGACTGGTATCTTTAGAAACAACAGCTAGTTTACTACCATTTTTGAAATTTAATTCATAATAGTTACCGCTCTTTTTTTCACCTGATTTACCATCTTCTTGCCAGGTAGCTAACTCATTTCGTAACATAGGCCAATGACGAAAAAATTCTTCAAATTTAGCTTCTGCGGTTTTAATAACTGTGCCTTTAACATCAGAAGCAATAAAGACAGTAGAATTAGGTAATAATACGCATTTTAAATAGCCGCCGAGGTAAGCGCAGAATGATTTTGAAGTTGCGCGCGTTGCCGTCCAGAAATGGTAGCGGTAGCGCATTTGCGCGCGAAGAGCGATACGTTGATATGGCTGTAAATGCCAATGTTTCGCATCTTCGGGGTCTTGAATTTCATCTAAAAGCAAATCGGGACATAATATCCATAAATTTAAATATTTAGTAAAAAGTTCTTGATTGGTGTCCAAATAATCAGTAGTAAGAACTACACCTTTTTCAATTGGAATACCATCACGTAAAACAGGTTCGCCTATCATTCTAACTCACCCGCCAATTCATCGGCTCCTTCATATTCAATATCGGCGGTATCATCTAAATCTACCTTTTCGTTCTCAATATTTTCTAGTCTTTCAATAGTATTATAGCGTTCGCGCTTATCTTCAACTTGTTCAGCAAAATTACCTTCATTTACAACAAGTCGCTGTAAATAATTTTGGATGTTCTGCATCATAAAGTCGATAGAATCTTGCGGCTCTGTATGCCATTTTGGATGCCAACCTTTCTTGCCGTAGTAAACCATTAATTCTCCAATAGATTCAAAATCCGCGGCATTTTTCGCGTTAGAGGCTTCAAAGTGACAGGTTTTAATGATATTTTCAATGGCGTCCATATCCTTTTTCACATCGGCCCCCTCGCGAATACCTTTTTTCGCGCGCAAAGTTAATTCACAAAGGTCGCGGGCGCGCGATTGTAATATGGGAGTAGAAACATTTTGAGTCGCAATTATTTGGTTATAATAATTATCAAGGAACAAAAGTTCATCAGTAGTATATGCGGCAGACCAAGTTTTTTTCAATTTTTTCAATTTTGCTTCATTTAACGCTTCAATCTCATCATCAATTGTGCCTTCTTCGCGCGCAAGACGCCATCTTTCATTTTCATCGGCCCATTGTAAAGTTTGATAGTGGTCATCTAGCAAGGTGTTGAAGTAAGCGGTAAGCGTGTGGTCTTTATGGATGGTGTAAAGGGAAGTCCATTTATTGAGGTCGAAAGGAACATCAAGATAGCGGCAAAGTCTATCAACTTCGCCCAAATTAGATTGGTCTATCATTGTTTCAAGACAAGAGGTACAAATAAGGGAACGATGAGAGGGAAAAAATTTAGATGGAGTGTATTGAAAATTAAATTCCGGTTTTTCCTGCCTGCACTTCAAGCACCGCCGGGTCTTTACTACGTCTGTCATAGGCACCTTGCACCCCCTTTGCTATTCTTCTTTTTTTCTCGCATTCTTTACAGTTGGAGGCCCAACCATCGCGGCGGCCTTTATTGTGACCGAAGAATATGGTATCGC